TAACGAGAATGCCATAAAGGTATTACCCGTTGGGGATGTGGATCACGGGCAGTTCCAAGGTGCAGTTAGTAACGCCACTGAATTCTCGTACGCCAGTACAGAAGATCTGCCGGATGGATACAAGAACAAACTAGCCATGCTGCAAATCGTGCCTGACGGTACCTTCCTACCTAACGTGGGTACACGCTGCGGATACGGCTACTTCTTGTTCCAAGAGGATGGAGCATGAAGAGTAGAATAAGTGGTGAGAACTGGAGTGGCTTATTCGATAGGAGTAAGCTCTTAAAGGATGACACTATATACCGCGTTTTGGTATGCCCTGAAACTAATACGTACAATGTGGTATGTATTGGTACAGAATGTGTTGACAGTCCATTAAAAGAGTCCTATTCTTCTTTAGATGACATGCCTGATTGGTTTAGCAGGAAGCTGGCTATGCTCTGTACGATGGAGCCAGCCGGTAGCAGTAATAGACCGATCATGCCAAAGATGACTAACGAAGGGTTTCCTATAATTACGAAGCCGTGGAACTTAAAGGAACCGCAAGTGAAAGGCGTAGGTACTAGAGAAAGCGTTACGTGTTTTTGGGTAGTACCAGACTAGACTACTAGGTGGGTATAAACGTCGGGCGAGTGGTAGCGTCAGACGGTTTCCACTGCGAATTACTCCGCAGTTAAAGATAAGGTGAGATGAAGTGCTGTCCCACACCCTTTTTTGATTAGGGGGTCATAGCGGCCAATCTCACCAACTACCACACTCTTAGATTCTTGTACGGTCGTACAAGAATTGATACCAGCTCCCACAAAGGAGGGACACAGTGGCGAAAATAACAGTGGAGATGGAAGTGGGAAATGAGTCTATTGAAGACGCGATAACGAGTTTGAAAGCATTGGAAGCAGCGCAACAGCGAATAGATGATCTTTGCGAAGACATGTCGTTCTTATCCAAGGCCGTATCAACAAACAATTTAGAAGTTAAGAAACTTCGTGCGAGCGTACAAGAATTACTGGAGCAGGTTGCTGATGGCTCAGACACCTGAAGGTAGGGTAAAAACAGTAGTGCGAAACCAGCTCCGACAAATCGGAGCGTATTACTTCATGCCTGCTACTGGCGGGTATGGCAAGAGCGGCGTGCCTGACATCGTTGGGTGCTACGAAGGAAGGTTCTTTGGCATCGAATGTAAAGCCGGTAAAGGGAAAGTAACGGCGTTACAGCAAAAGAACTTAGATGAAATAGACGCCAGCAAAGGGATCGCGCTGGTGGTAAACGAGTCAAACATGCACGACGTGTCTGACTTACTTATGGAGAACTGAAATGGCGAAACGGAAGTACAACCGCAAAGCGGTAAAGGGGGCGATGGTGGCTGAGTATCTGGACAAGAACGGAGACACTAGGGTCGAAGTCCTAGCTGCTGAAGTCGGCGTGAGCGAGAGCTACGCTGGTAAGTGGCTACGCAAATGGAGAATGAACAAACCAGCCCAACCCGTTGTGAGGTCTAAGAACTTCATTCCAGACAACCTCAAGCATACGCAACAAGGCATTAGCACCGAGCCTTCCGTGTCTGACGGTAGCACTGCTTCGTACTACGAGCTGCCTGAAGGCGCAGCAGAACTGCAAGATCTTATCTCTTATAAGAACATGAACGCGCAGATCGGTGAGATATTCCGCGCTGCGTACCGTTATGGGCAGTCATCTCACAGCGACCAGCTACGCGATGCGAGAAAGATTCGGTTCTACATCGACGCTGAGATCAAACGGTTAGGGGGCTGAGATGAAGAAGTTTATCGTAACCTTCGAGGAAACCGTACAACGTCAGGTGATAGTAGAGGCCAAGAACGACGAGGAAGCACGGTTTGCCATCATAGATGACCGTGGCACTTGGGGTAATTGGCTACGCAAACCCACCACTACTGACGTGATTGTCACTCGTGTTGTAGAAAAGGAACAAAGCTAGTGCAGCTCATAACCTTGGACTTCGAGACGTTCTACAGTAAAGAGTTCTCTCTAACTAAAATGACTACTGAGTCCTACGTTCGTGACCCTCGTTTTGAGGTCATCGGTGTAGGTGTGAAGGTCAACAACGGCCCAACCGAATGGGCATCGGGGACACATGAAGAACTTCAGGACTATCTGGACGGGTTTGACTGGGCTGACAGTATGGTGCTGGCTCACAACACTATGTTCGATGGGGCTATATTATCTTGGCTATTTGATGTTCGCCCTCGGATTTGGGCTGATACTCTTTGTATCGCCCGTGCTGTACATGGGGTGGAAGCTGGTGGAAGCCTCAAGGCGCTGGCAGAACGATACGACATCGGGGCGAAAGGTACTGAGGTTTTAGATGCACTGGGTAAACGCCGTGCAGATTTTTCTGATGCTGAGTTGGATCGGTACGGCGACTACTGCATCAACGATGTGGAACTTACATATAAGTTGTTTGGGATAATGACCAAGAACTTCCCCCGCCACGAACTGAAAGTCATAGACACCACGCTACGTATGTTCATACACCCCGTGCTAGATCTGGACGTAGGGCTGTTGGAACAGCACCTTGAAGACATAAAGGATCGTAAGGACGAACTTCTTATAAAGGCGGGTGTTACCGACAAGAAAGAGCTGATGAGCAACGACAAGTTTGCTCAGTTGCTGATGCTGGAAGGGGTCATACCACCAACCAAAATAAGCCCTACCACGGGGAAAGAAACCTATGCGTTTGCTAAGACAGACGAAGCATTCAAAGCACTAGCGGAACACGAAAACACCAATGTACAGGCATTGGTCGCTGCTAGGCTAGGCAACAAAAGCACGTTGGAAGAAACTCGCACGCAGCGGTTCATCGACATATCAAAGCGCGGACTGCTACCTGTACCCGTACGTTATTACGCCGCACACACCGGTAGATGGGGCGGTGCCGACAAGATCAACATGCAGAACCTACCGAGCCGTGGGCCTGACGGTAAGGTCTTAAAGAAAAGCATTACTGCACCAAAGGGCTATACGCTCATCGACTGCGATTCCAGCCAGATAGAGGCGCGGGTATTAGCGTGGTGGGCTGGGCAGAAAGACTTGGTTACATCGTTCACCAACGGTGAGGACGTGTACGTCAAGATGGCAGCGCGAATCTATGGAGTGCCCGAAGAAGAGGTCACTAAAGATCAGCGGTTCGTAGGTAAGACTACGATTCTAGGTTGTGGGTATGGCATGGGTGCCCAGCGGTTCATGGATCAGCTAAAGAACTTCGGTGTATCTGTGACCCTAGAAGAGTCCCGACGCATCATTAAGATCTACCGTGACGCAAACCACGCAATAACTAAGCTGTGGTGGGACGCTGGTAAGTCCATCGAACAGCTATCTAAGAATACAGCCCTACGAATAGGGGATGTAGCTGTAGCGGAACCCATTGGGCCACTACAAGCACTTCGTTTACCGTCGGGAATACTCATGCGGTACAACGAATTGGAAGGTGAGAAGAACGAAGAAGGTAGGGTGGAATACACCTACAAGACTCGTCGTAGTAGAACCCGTATCTACGGGGGAAAAATGGTAGAGAACGTCTGCCAAGCAGTAGCACGGTGCATCATCGCAGAACAAATGGTGAGAATCGCCAAGCAGTATAACGTCGTGATGACTGTGCATGACTCTATTGTGTGTTGCGTTAGGGACGAAGAAGTTAGTGAAGCCCAAACACACATAGAGGCGTGTATGCGCTGGCTACCCGAATGGGCAGAAGGGCTGCCCTTAGACTGCGAAAGCGGTACAGCAAAAACTTATGGAGATTGTGAATAATGGACGATGAGAATATATCTAGTATTTTGGACGATTGGATGGACGACGGTACAGCACCAACCCCACTCAAGAGGACAAGTAGGTCGTATTATCTGTATGAAATAATCCGTAGCTTGGGCGGCACAGCGACGTTGAACGAGATGTACAAAATGCTTCCCGCCAGTGATATGGCGAAGCCTAAGAACAAGCAGCAACTACGGGGCTGGATTAGTTCTAGCGCCACCAGTAAGGGGTACATGGTTAAGCTAGCAAAGGATAAATACCGTGTAGCAACCCTAGAAGAATACAAGGCGATAAGGGCAAGAAATAAACGGACGCATACGAAGTACACAAACAAGATCGAAGCCAAAAAACGGCGCGAAGAAAAGAAACAAGCCATGCCCACCGTGCAGAAAGAGATTACTTTGGAACCCCCAGTGCAGGACGATCTTCTTAGGGAGAAAGCTAGAGAGTCCGTACTAAGACAACGGGCGTGGGCAGAAGCTAAGAAAGAAGCGAAGGAAGAGTTGGCAGTGGAACGCAAGGATGTAAGCTCCCCTAGCTCAGTCCCACTGCCTACACCCAATACGCCTTTTGTGAACCAGTATTTGGGGTCACTTATTGGTACCTCGGTTGCTATAGTATTGTTCTACTTGGTAACAAAGTTGTTGGGATAGTATGGGTACACCAGCGTGGTCGTTCAGTCGTATAAAGGCATTTCAACAATGCCCTAAGCAGTTTTACCATGAGAAGGTGCTCAAGCAGTACCCGTTCAAGGAGACTGATGCCACGCTTTACGGTACGGCTTTCCATGAAGCTGCGGAAGAATACATCCGTGACGGTGGTGAGCTAGACCCACGGTTCGACTACGCTAAAGACATGCTGGATGTGCTGGACGCCAAGAAAGGTGAGAAGCTGTGTGAGATCCAGATGGGGTTGACTAGAAACCTAAAGCCATGTGGATTCTACGATAAAGATGTTTGGTTTCGCGGTATCGCTGACTTAATCATCTTAGACAGAGAAGGCAAGGTAGCGTGGGTGATTGACTACAAGACCGGCAAGTCGGCAAGGTATGCGGATAAAGGGCAGCTAGAGCTTATGGCGTTGGCGACCTTCAAGCATTACCCTGAAGTGGAAACTGTACGAGCTGGCCTAGTATTCGTTGTTAGTAACGACTTAATAAAAGACCGGTACACGTTGGAAGACGAAGAACGGTTGTGGAAGAAATGGCTTAGTAACCATAGGGATATGGAAGCAGCCTTTGAGAAAGACGTGTGGAACCCAAAACCCAGTGGGCTGTGCAAAGCATGGTGCCCTGTGTTGGAATGCCCACATAACGGGAAGAACTGATGCCGTATAAGAACAAAGCAGACCGTAAGAAACAGAAGAACCCACCAGTGGGTAGCCCTGCACACGAAGCCCGAATGGAGAGGCAACGTGCTAGGCGTGCTATGGACAAGGTGGGACGCGATGCCAACAAGAATGGCAAAGCTGATAAGCGTGAAGGCAAAGATGTCAGCCACAACAAGATGTTGAGTAAGGGTGGCAGCAACGCAGACGGTGTGCGTATAGAGAGCAAGAGTGCTAATCGCAGCCGTAACGGGCAGAAGCCCAAGAAGGCGGGGCATAGACCTCGACGTAGGCAGTGAATAAGGACAACGTAAAGACGGGCATATTGGTCGGCGTAGGTATTGTCGTGGCGATCAACGCACTGTCTTTTCTTCTTACTGTGTTAATAACAGTTTAGACCAAGGCACTCTTCCTGCCTGTTGACACCGTTCCCGTCCGGTGTGGTCGCATGGCGGGCTTTTTAACCGCGTGTAGTGGATACCCACTTCGCGCTTTTTTGCATGGGAGAACTGATGCAAGTGATAGATAACAAGGCGCTGCTACTGCGCCTACGTGACCCGCAACGTATCACAACGATTATACCGAAGAGCAAAGAGCTATCGGATAACAGAGTGGTAGTTAACTGGGGCGTCGAAGAAACTCGTGTACTAAAGAACTTAGGTATAGATGCACCCTCACCTATCAGCACACAATACGAATGGACGGGCAAGTTCTCACCAATGAGGCACCAGAAGACTACTTCTGAGTTCTTCACCATAAACAAGCGGGGGTTCTGCTTCAACGAGCAGGGTACGGGCAAGACTGCTAGTGCTATCTGGGCAGCGGATTACCTAATGAACAAGGGGTATGTGAGCCGCGCTCTAGTTATATGCCCCCTATCTATCATGCACTCTGCGTGGGCAGACGATCTGTTTACCTTCGCTATGCACCGTACGGTAGATGTGGCCTATGGGCCACCCAAGAAACGAAAGCAAATCATAGAGAACGGCTCTGATTTCGTCATTATTAACTACGACGGTGTAGAGATAGTGGCAGACGCTATTGCAAATGGCGGGTTTGATCTGATTATCGTAGACGAAGCTACACACTATAAGAACCCGCAGACGAAACGCTGGAAGACCCTGAACAAACTACTGAACCCTGAGACGTGGTTGTGGATGATGACAGGTACACCAGCAGCACAAAGCCCATTGGATGCGTACGGTCTGGCTAAACTTGTTAACCCGTCAGCCGTGCCTAGATTCTTCAGCTCGTTCCGCGATCAGGTCATGGTCAAGGTGACTAACTTCAAGTGGGTGCCCAAGGACACAGCGACAGACACCGTGTTCAACGCATTGCAGCCAGCGATACGGTTTACCAAAGACGAATGCCTAGACCTACCTGACATGGTTTACGTCAAACGTGAAGTAGAACTGACCCGCCAACAGATCAAATACTACAAAGAACTTAAAAGTAAGATGGTTATGCAAGCGTCCGGCGAGCAAATAACCGCAGTCAACGCAGCCGTAGGTATGAATAAGCTACTGCAAATATCTGCCGGTGCTGTCTACACAGATGACGGTGAGTCCCTAGAGTTCGACATCAAGCACCGATACAAGGTACTGCGCGAAGTCATAGACGAATCTAGCAAGAAGGTACTTGTATTTGTGCCATTCAAGCACGTCATAGATATTCTGGCGGACAAGCTCACCGCCGATGGCATACCCACTAGCATAATTCGTGGTGATGTTTCGGGCGCGAAACGTACCGAAATCTTCAAACAGTTCCAACAGACCGATACTCCACAGGTGCTGGTCATTCAGCCACAAGCAGCAGCACACGGCGTAACACTCACCGCTGCGAACACCGTAGTGTGGTGGGGGCCAACCAGCTCTTTGGAAACATACGCACAGGCTAACGCACGGGTGCACAGACAGGGGCAAGACCACAAGTGTACGGTGGTACAGCTACAAGGCTCGTTTGTAGAGAAGAGAGTGTACGCGTTACTAGATAGTAGAATAGACGTACACACAAAAATGATTGATTTATACAACGAGATACTTGATTAACATAGCGTTTGGCATTACATTACATATCTAGGTACATGGAGAACCGATATGGCAGAAGATGATAAAGGACTTAACGCTAAACTCATACGGGCGTACATGAAGCTCCGCGAGAAGCGTTCAGAACTGAAGTCTGAATTTGAAGCCCAAGATAAAGTGTTTGAAGAGAACATGAACCTCCTGAAAGAGCGGATGTTGGAATACTTCAAGCAGCCAGAAAACGAGGGTGCCACTAACTTCAGCAGCGAGGAAGGTATGTTTATACGTACCACCAAGACGAAATACTGGACTGATGATTGGGAAAGTTTTCATAAATTCGTTGTGGAAGAGAACGCACCGGAACTTCTGGAGAAGCGGGTAGCGCAGGGCAACATGAAGCAATACTTGGAAGATAACCCTGACAAGCTGCCGATGGGTCTTAACACCACTACCGAATACACCATAACCGTGAGGAAAAAATAGTGTCAGAAGAGGCATACGTTGAAATAGAGCAGGTTGCGGAACACTTCAAAGTGTCTGTGTCTACCATTAGAACGTGGATTAGGAACGGGCAGATACCCAGAGACGGTTGTTTTATCAAGATTGGTAAGACATATCGGTTCAAACTGTCTGAAGTGGATAAATCTGTAGCCCGATTAAATTCTGCAACAGCATTAGGAATTTCTGCAACAGACTCGGATAGGCAATCTGAGATAGGTTTTGACGAATCTGTGGGCGAAGTTGTTGCCGATTTAGACGAGGATCTGTAGTGTCGGACGGCACCTTTAGGCGCGTAAGTATTAGGGACGGGAAGTTCCGCACTGCCGTAGGTGGTAAAGAGACGCTTATCGACTCTGACACCATAGACGTAGTCATACTCAATGCTGCACCCAGAGGCCGCATGTTTTATGGCGATGCCTATGATGCGGGTAAGAAGTCAGCTCCTATATGCTGGTCATCGACCACTAAGATGCCTGACCCAGACGTGCCTGCCGATACTAAGCAAGCCACACGCTGCATGGATTGCCCACAGAACATAAAAGGTTCAGGGGATGGCAACTCCCGTGCATGTAAATACTCACAGCGTTTAGCTGTCACTTTGGAGGATAACCCAGAAGAAATATACCAATTGCAGTTACCAGCAAATGCTTTGTTTGGTGATGCACAACGGGGTTGGATGTCTATGCAGAACTACGCAAAGCACCTGCATAAGCACGATACCTCGGTGATAACCATTATTACTCGGATCTGTTTCGAGAATGACGGTTATATACCAAAACTTCGGTTTCGCCCTGTACGGGTGTTGAAACCTGAAGAGCTAGAAGTCGCTGTGGAAATGAGCATCCACCCAGATACCGAACGTGCTTTGACTATGGTCAAGCCTGATGAGGGCAATGCGCCAACGTCAATGTTCGAGCCGGTAGACGGGTTTGTTTATGACGCAGCTAACAACAATTAGGAGAACTAACGATGCACATTATTAAAAATGTGACCGCGCATTACCCACACTTGGATCAGCCATACAAGTGGAGTGACGCGCAAAATAGAACGATGCCTTGCTCATTCAAAGAAAACGGGGCGGCATATGATCTACAGTGGATAATGTCTGGCGGCGAAGCCAAGCAGCTTATGGCGGCTATGGAAGTGGCTTATGAGGAGAAGAAACAGGACGGTTGGCCTGCCAGTATAGAGATACCGTTCAAGAAGCAGGAAGACAAGACTTGGCTACATAAGGCTACGTTGGAAGCAGCTTATCAGGGCGAAGAAACTAATCCGCCCAAGCAGTTCGATTCAAAGAACAACGAACTACCTAAAGACTTTAGACTAACTACGGGAAGCACCATCAACGTGCAAGTGAGTATGCACCCTTGGTCTAGGGACGGTAGCTCTGGCGTTAAATTACGTGTCCGTCAGGTGCAAGTTCTACAGTACAAGCCCGAGCCTGTACGTGCAGCATTCGATGTAGTCGAAGACGGCTTCACTATGGAAGATGTTGGCGGTAGTGCGTTCACAGCAGTGTCTGATGATTCTTTCGGAGAAGAACCCGCTGTTGTAGAAGCCCCTGCTACAGAAACACCCAAGAAAAGTGCTAAGGCCGATGCCTTTGGGGATGACGACGAAGAAGTTGTAGCGGAACCCAAGAAGAAGGTGGTCAAGAAGTCTGCCCCCGCCAAAGCTGAGAAGGACGAAAAGTTAGCCTCTGTCTTAGACGAATGGTTCGACGACTAAACGCTAACTAATTTCCGTGGCTAGGATTTCCGAAAAGGGCGTGCCGATGCCCCTGCCACGGTGTCTCTCGGTTTTGAGTAAGCATTATGGACACAAAAGCATTCTTGCAGAAGGCGTTACGTGGAGAGGGCCGATACTGCATATTCGCTGCAAACAGTGGAGATAAGAACGATAGGGTTCAGAATTTCTATGAATCCCTAGATGAGTTACAACAAGCAGCCTATGAACTAGACGCAAAGGGGTACGATGTGTATTTCGCGTTAGGTGTTCTGGGCGAAAATGACACTCGAAAAGTAGACAACGTCAAACAACTTAGCTCGTTCTTTTTAGATCTCGACTGTGGGCCTAGCAAAGACTTCCCCACGCAATCGGATGCCCTTGATGAATTAAAGGCATTCTGCAAAACAACAAAGCTACCAAAGCCGTACCTAGTCGATTCAGGTCGCGGTGTACACGCCTATTGGTTTCTCACTGAGCCTGTAGGCAAAGAAGATTGGATCCCTGCGGCTGAACGGCTGAAGAGTCTCTGTACTGAACATGGATTCGCAGCAGACCCTGCCGTCACCGCTGATGCTGCTAGGGTGTTACGCCCTATTGGTACGCACAACCACAAGACTAATCCGCCAACAAGAGTTGCTGGATTGATACCAGCTCCCCCCACTCTCGTAGATTTTGATGAGTTCTACGAACTGCTTGGTGGCAAAGACCTTGTGTTTCCGCCTAAGAAGTACATGCCAGCAGCACCGAACGCAATGATGCAGTCGCTGATGGGTAACACGGAATCTTCCTTCAGGCAGATACTAGAAAAGACATACAACGGAAACGGATGTGAGCAGCTACGGCTGATATACGCAGAACAAGAAGAGTGCACAGAACCTATGTGGAGGGCTGGGCTGTCTATCGCTAAGTTCTGCTCCGATAGTGACAAGGCCATACATAAGCTATCTGAAAGGCACCCTAACTACTCAATCGCAGAAACCGTTGAGAAGGTTAACCTCATCAAAGGGCCGTACTTATGCAACAAGTTTGACGAGTTTAACCCCAAGATATGCAAGAAATGTAAGCATTGGAAGAAGATCAAGTCACCAATCACGCTTGGCAATGTGATCGTTGAGGCTACGGAAGAAGACAACGTCGTAGAGGCACCGTCAGCCACGTTAGCCAGCGCCGATGTGCAGACATACACAATACCGACATACCCCAGACCATACTTCAGGGGCGCTAATGGTGGCGTATATATGCGCTCGGCAGGTGCAGATGGGGACATAGATGAGAAGGTCATATACCACAACGACATCTACGTAGTGAAACGGGTGCGTGACGCAGAGATAGGCGAAGCTGTCGTTATGCGTTTACACCTACCGAAAGATGGTGTTAGTGAGTTCACCATACCGCTTACCGCTGTTACATCACGGGAAGAGTTCCGTAAGAGCATGTCTATGAGGGGCGTGGCAATACGGCAGATGGACGAGATTATGCAATACACAACGACTTGGGTTAACGAGCTACAGGCAAGAGAGACCGCAGACGAGGCCCACCGGCAATTTGGTTGGGCTGGCGACAATATGGAAGCATTCATACTAGGCAACCAGAAGATATACAAAGACCGTGTGGAGTTTAACCCCCCTGCCTCTACCACTATGGCGATGTTCCCCGCGTTTGAACCCAAAGGTTCCTTAGATGATTGGAAGGCAATGGCTGAGTTCTTAAACAAAGAAGGACAAGAGCCATACCAATATGTGATGGGCGCGTCTTTTGGATCTGCGCTGATGGAGCTTATGCCCGTAGCGTGCTCTGCATTGCACATACACAGCAAGGACTCAGGGTTAGGTAAGACCACTGCATTAGAGGCGGCACTCACCGTATGGGGCGACCCTAAAGAACTGCTTCTGTACAAAGAAGATACGTACAACACCAAAATGAACAGGGGTGAGGTCTACCACAGCCTACCGCTGTTCTTGGATGAGCTTACCAACTTAGCCCCCAAAGAACTTAGTGACCTTGCGTACCAGTATGTGAGCGGGCGTCAGCGTAGAAGACTTACCAGCAGCGCCAACCAAGAACGTGCCAACGGATCTCCGTGGAGCTTTACGTCCATATCTACTGGTAACGTCAGCCTGATTGAGAAGATAGCACTGTATAAGGACGCACCGAAGGCTGAAGCCCAACGTATTCTTGAGTTCAAGGTAGACCGACTGTTCAAAGATGCTGCTAGCAAGCTGCTAACTGACGAGTGGACACGGGAAGTGCACAACAATTATGGGCACGCAGGTGCAATTTTCGTTAAGTACGTGATGGCGAATCTGGATACAGTCACAGACCTACTACGGTTGATACAACAGCGTATTGACAGGGAAGCTGGGCTTACATCTGAGAACCGGTTCTGGTCGGCAGGGGCAGCGTGCGCCATAACATCTTTGATTTTGTGTGAGCAGATAGGGTTACTACCATACAGCCCTAAGCCTGTGCTTCGGTGGATTATTCGTGTGTTGAAACTGAACAAGAACACAGTGCACGACATGCACGAATCAGTAGAGCAGACGCTTAACGACTACGTGCATGAGAACTGGAACAACATACTATGGATACGTAGCACGGAAGACCGCCGTGGCAAGGCCGATACAGGGTTAGATGAGCTGGTTATACCCGACGCTACGCCCAGAAGTGGACTAGTTGCACGGTACGAGACGGATCTCAAGAAGCTATACCTTGTGCCTAAGTCCTTGAAGGCATGGTGCGGTAAGCAGCAGATAAACTATGCGTCATTCTTGGAAGACCTGAAGACCAAGATGGGCGCAAAACGGGTACAGAAACGACTTAGTAAGGGTACCCACATGAAGCTATCGCAGCAGAGTGTGTTGGAACTAGAGTTTGATGTAGATGACAGTGACGAAGATACAGAGGTAGAGAGTACGAATGAGTAAGACATTTTTGGCAGCGATACGAGCGCAGGAAGTAGCCAAAGCACTAGGCAATAACCGCCCTAGAGCCTTATCGGATGACAATGTTAGGCGACCATCAGCCCCACTGTCAGACGCACAGCGGTTAAAGATCCTTACGTTGAACAAGGCGAAAATTAAAGGCACTGTCATAGCTAAGAACATGGGGCTAAACCCCTCTACCGTACACAACACCATACGCAGATACGACATAAAGAAGGGCAAAGTAGTCAAGGTATACCAAGGTATTTATGGCTAAAGGCACGGTCAGCAGGGGGGTGGTCAAGGAGTACGACCTAAACCCCGACGGTGTAAGGGTGGTAGTGCGCTGGGACGATATGGTGGTCGGCGCTTCTATTTTTGTTCCGTGCATCAATACAGACGGAGCTACCAAAGAACTTAGGCGTATATCTAAGGATAAGGGGTGGGAATCGCACGTTTTGGTGCGTGTTGAAGACGGTAAATTAGGCGTGCGTATGTGGAGAACGCTATGATAAAATTTACTTGGTTCTCCATAGCCACCCCACTCTTCTAGCTAATTACCCCTTGCTAGTTAGGGGAGTGGGTTCTTTAGTCGTTCATATACCACGGCTGATATTCCAGCTCATTCTGCATATCTTGTGCGTACAAACGCATGGTTGGAGATAACGTCACACCGTCATGCATGGTCAAAGAAGTTCTAGCGTGCTGTTTCATTGATCGTTCGATTGTATCAGTCGTTATAACTGCTTCTTTACCCTTACCCGCGTGTTCTTTGTTGTGCGCTAGGATCTCTTGCAGTATGTCGCCTGTGTTATCGCCTTGACGCAACGCTATGTAGTATTGTTTCAGCAGCCTGCTCTTCTGCCTAGATACAGCTTTTTGAATCTTCTTGGTGTCTTGGTTACGTTCTTG